GCTAAAAGTATGGGGTTTGATGATACAGAGCTTGGCGTTCCAGGTGCCGGGGGCTTTGAAATCCCAGACATAGGCGCACAGCTTGAAGAAATGAAGCCTACCTTGGCCGGTTTTTGGGAGTGGATAAAACAAGGTGCCGGTAACCTATGGGAAACTGTAAAGCAAAAGTGGAGTGAATTTGTTAACTGGGTTAAAAGCTGGGACGTATGGGATTGGATTAGCACAACCGCCGTCACGGTGTGGACTTGGTTATCAGGGTTTCTATCTACTTTGTGGCAAGGCATAGTATCAGTTGCGCAGACGGTATGGGGAGTTGTGGGACCCTTCTTCGGCGCTTTGTGGGAAGGGGTAAAAACTGTATTTAGCGCTGTATGGGGGGTTATACAGCAAGTTGCCACGACTGTTTGGACATTCTTGGTTGGGACTGCACAAGCAATTTGGGGTGTGCTTGGGCCTTTCTTTGAAACGTTGTGGGGAGTAGTAAAAGAGGTTTTTAGCGTTGCTTGGAACGCCATACAATATGCTGCAGTATTTGTTTGGACATTCCTTGTTGAAACTGCAAAAGCCATTTGGGATGTTCTTGGTCCGTTCTTCACAGCGCTATGGGAAGGGATAAAAGCTGTATTTGAATGGGTTTGGAACACCTTAGGCCCGTGGCTAGTAAGCGCTTGGAATTGGCTAGTAGAAAAAGGTCAGGCCATTTGGGATTTCTTGAAACCCTATTTTGAAGCGTTATGGAAAGCGGTAACTACAATATTCGAAATTATAATCAAGCCCCTTATAGACTGGGTTGTAAAAATATGGGATTGGGTAAAAGAGCATACTCTTGCCGTTTGGAACGCAATCAAAGAGCATATCGTAGATCCGGTCGCAGCAGCCAAGAAAGATGTAGAAGATCTGATAACCAAAATAAAGGAGTTTGTATCAGAAAAATGGACTGCAATAAAAGAGTTTGCATTGGACGTTTGGCAGCGAATCAAGGAACACATCGTAGACCCGATCCTAGCCGCAAAAGACAAGGTCGAGGAATACATGGGCAACCTCAAAAAATCTGTAGAGGATATTTGGGGCAAAGTTAAAGATGCAGTAAAAGAGATCAAGGACAAGATCTACGAATACTTAATCGAACCATTCCAAAAAGCATATGACTTTATCAAAGATACATGGGGCAAGATAACAGGCTTCTTCAAAGGAAGCGGAGATGAAGGTAAATCGGCTACCGCTGGCGCTGCAGAAAAAATGATGGAAGGCGCCGAAGATTACCTGGCGTTTCACTCGCCCACTAGAAAAGGGCCTGGCAGATACGCTGATAAGTGGGCGCCTAACCTGATGAAAATGTATGCCGAGGGGTTAAACCAAAACATCCCCAAGGTGCGCAATGCAGTGGATGAAGTTGCACAACAGCTAACAGGAATGACGGTGCAAATGACGGTGCAACCGCAGTCTATCGTGCCTGCTACGACAACAACTGGAGATAGTGGTCTGGCTGATACCGTTGCCCAAGCCGTTTACCAGGCGATAATGGATGCTATAAGAATTTCTCGGGCTTCTTCATCGCAGAGCAGCGACGCCAAAGAACTCGTGCTCAAAATCGACAATACGGTTTTGGCCAGGATGCAGCTGCCGGCACTCACGAGAGAGGCCCAACGACAAGGCTTTGACCTTGTTTTAAGGCCGCAGGGGGTGTAATTCATGCTGAAAATTGCTGGGATAACGGTAAAAGCACCTACCGAATTAAAAGTGGGCCGATTCGACCTATCCAAATCAGACCGGACCGCCTCTGGCAAGATGGTTATGGACATAATCGCCACAAAGCGCCGGGTGGACGTTGTCTGGAAGATGCTGCCCGACAACGACCTAAAATTGATAATAGACACTATAACGGCTAACAAGCCGTTTTTTTCTCTGGAGTACCCCGATGCTGGCGGCACAAAGACAATGACCTGCTATGCAGGGGACATCTTAACCAGCCTTTGGCACACGAAAAACGGGGTCAGGTTCTGGGAAGACGTACAAATTTCGTTTATAGAACAATGACAATACGGGGTGAGTTCAATTGTACGAAATATTTTTTAAAGAAAATACGGCAGAGCGTTTTTGGTCAAAAGTTGACAAAGGCATTAATGCGGATGACTGTTGGACATGGAAGGCAGGCTGTGATAGTAAGGGTTATGGACAATTCATGTTATGCAAAGGGAAATTAGTTGGCGCGCATAGAGTTGCCTATGAACTGGCTCGTGGACCAATCGGAAACGGTTTATTTGTTTGCCATAAGTGCGATAATCCTAAATGTGTTAATCCTGAACATTTATTTTTAGGAACTGCACTCGACAATATGAGGGATGCAGCCAAAAAGGGGCGTATGCCAAAAGGTGAACGAAACTGGGCTCGTCAACATCCTGAACTTATGCCTCGTGGCGATCGTCATGGCTCACGCACCCATCCAGAACGCGTTCCTCGTGGTGACAGGCACGGATTGAGAAAACATCCAGAGAGAGCAGCTAGAGGAGACCGTAACGGGGCCAGAAAATACCCGGAAAGATTAGCGCGAGGAGATAATCACTGGACAAGATTGTATCCGGAAAAAAGAGCTACAGGAGAGCGTCATGGATTTTATACTCATCCCGAGAAGCGACTTCACGGCGAACGCAATGGAAGGGCAAAACTTACATGGGAAGATGTAAGGAAAATAAGGGCTGAATATGCAACGGGAACCGTATCACAAACGCAACTTGCAAAAAAGTATGGAGTTCGCCAATGCCAGATTAGTGAAATCATAAGAAATGTTAGTTGGGTAGAGCAAAGGAGCGTGATTTAGAGTGGCAAGAACAAGTTTAGCAAGGCAGCAAATGTCCGACACAGGTCTTATAGCGGCATACTCTCCCGCTGCAGAGGAAGGCCACAAGGTAGAAAACAACGGCCGGGTAATCCTCCACGTTTGTAATGACAGCGAGGAGACGGTGACGGTAAAAATCCTCTCCGGTTATGTCCGGGCGGGTTTGAAGCTGGCAGACAGGGAAGTGTCTATTGAAGCTGGAAAACAGAAATTCATCGGGCCATTTGTGACCGACATATACAATCAGAGCGACGGCGGGGCAGGGCAGATATATATAGATTACTCAGGGACCGAGGGCGTGACCGTTGCGGCATTGTTGTTCCCGTGAGGTGGTGATATAAGTGTACCCAGTAACGCAAGACTTTCTCGATAAGATGAAAGCCGACAGGCGGCGGGTAGTGGCGCGTGTTCTGGTGGACTACACAGACCCATTTCTTGACCAATCTCTGGAGGTTGCAGCCAACGAACAGGCCAACATCAGCTATCCGCAGCAGACAGCAGATTCGGTTGACACAGCAACACATAAATGGGCGGCGTTGGACGGAAGCTGGGACTTGACTTCCGGCGAATACCACCTTGCCCCATCGGCCAACATGCTATCACAATATCAATTTGGCTGGTGGGGGTCACAGCTTGCAGGCGCAGGCGGCGCTTTTGCTGCACCTTATCCGGCCTTGACCGTGGCACACTTGCCTAGACCGATACACACGTTACGAGTAGTTGGCGATACGGCGAGGGAAGAATATCCTGTCGACTTTGCAGTTGAGCTATACGCTCCGGATGATACCTTGCTTTATGCCGAAACTGTCACCGGGAACACAGAGATTAACTGGAGCAAGACGTTGGCCTCTCCTGTGTTGGACGTTGTAAAGCAGGTGTTAACCATCACTCGATGGAGTCATGAAGGCCGTCAGGCGAAAATCATTGAATTTTTTACATCTGTCCGGGAAGTCTACGAAACCGGCGACTTGGTGAACTTGCGGCTTTTGGAAGAGCGGGAAGCGTCACAGGGCAGCCTGCCAGTGGGGAATATATCCTCGAATGAGATAACACTTGTATTGAACAACGAGGACAAGAAGTTTGATTTAGACAATGAACAAAGCCCATTGAAAAACCTGCTCAAGCCGAACCGGAGAATACAGGTGTGGCTGGGAATAGATATTGAACTGGACGAAGATTAGGGTTTTGAAAATCCAAGAAATGGAGTGGTCATAAATGGCTGAAAGCAAAATCAAGATTTATAAAGATAACCCAACCGCTGGAGGCACAGACGGTACACTTGTTTCA